ACCAGAGGCAGATACTGCCGCCGCCGCTCCACTACCCATTAACACAGCTTTTTCTGTTCCTAAAGGCATACTATTCTCCTCAACTTGGTGTTGCCATATCAGCACCAGCCTGAAAGCCATACCATATAGTTCCTGCATCTAGCGTAAAGAAGGTGTAAATATCTATTTTTCCGCTACCGCTTGTCACATCAGGCACAGTACCTCCAGCCCAATCCACCGATGCGGGCCAAGATATAGTTCTATCTGATCCACCTTGAGTCCATATTAAAGTAAAAGCACAAGACTTTCCAGTAGGAGAGGGGTTGGTAAAGGTGAACGTAGTATTTTGGTCGGGAGTTATAGTAAATACATTCCCATAAGTCATATCAATAGCTATAGAAGCCGCCGCGACCAGAGCAGTTTTTGTTTCTGAATAATCCTTCATCTCAGGACGCTGTACAACCCCATCAGCAAAATTGGTAACCAATGATCCATCAGAAGTAACAGCTTTAGATGCTTCTGCTGTACCTTGTGTGGTAACGTCCAAAGTATTTAATTCAGCAGTTGTGCCTGTATACCCATCAATTAAATTTAACTCAGTTGCGGTTGCTGTAACTAATGTACCGCCAAGCAATAATCCATTTGTACCGTCATGTGAGGCGACATCAAAATCATATGCTCCATCCGCAATAGTAACATCTCCATTTGCATCTGCTGTTACTACTTTGGATGCTTCTGATGTTCCAAGGGTGGTTATATCTAAGTAGTTCAACTCTGTTGAGGTTGCTGTAACTCCATCAAGAATATTTAACTCTGCACCGCTAGAAGTAACTGCCGTAGTTCCAGCAAGGCCACTAAACTGCGCTTGAAGTACAGATTTTATTAAACGAAGATGGTCGTCGCCTTGTGATATAGGATCAGTAGCAAGAGGATTAGTGGCAACTAATTGACTGATATATGTAGCTGATTCAAGTCCCATAATAGCCCCCTATGCTAATTCAAATATGCCACTGGCACTTGGCGTGACAGTAAGCGTATTATCTTCTGCTAATGTAAATTGAGCAGTTGTCAATTTAGAAAAGCAAACTAATTTACCGCCTGACTGATAAACAACCGCATATTTAATATTAGCAATTGTTCCGCCAGTAGCAGTCCATACAACAGCAGTTGAATCAAAACGATACTTATCGGTCGCCACAGAAGCCCATGTCCGTGATGTAACGGATGCGCCTCCAGTTGTATAACCGTTGGCACTAGCTACTTCATTTGCGAGTGATGCTTGTGTTGATAACGTCTTTGTATTAACATTAGCGCTAGCAGCGCTCGTATGTAATGCCATATAAAACCCAACACTTGTACCGTCTAAATCAAACTGACCATTGCCTATATATTCCCTAAAGGAATTGTAAAAACTCCAAGCAGTAGCCGCCATTTTATACTACCTCCTCTTTAATTTTTAATGAATTTGGATTTTTAATAATATGTGATATAAGGCCATCTCCATGCACAGCCAAATCATAATGTTCGCCAGTTTTAGAAATCATATCAACGAACTCTTTTGCTTGATGGTAATGCGCCGCAGTACATAGAAACTCTTTTCCAGCTACAGTAACATCTAAAACTTCTTCCCCATCATTTTCAGGTTGTTCATAAGCATGATGTTCTTCCATAATACAACTATCGAATCCATACATTTCAAACTTATGAAATCCCAGCATCCTCAACAAATGAACAGCTCTTAGTGCAATTGTAGCACCACCCATTACCGGGTAATATTCTTCCCCGTAAACTTCTTTTAAAAGATCAAAGTTATCATCTCCAGCGCAATGCCATATCCATACTTTATTATCCTTGAGATTTTCAAATACAGAAGGATGGCACTGAGATGAAATAAAATATTTACAATCCTCAACTAACGGATAAACAAACCTATTATTAAATTCCCTACTATCCAACATTATCATTCCTGAAGGAGTCAATCCACCAGCCATGCAATAACTATGGGAGCCATTAATAGTAATTACTGGCATCCCATTTTTGCGCTTCTCTAATAGATCAGGAAAAGTTTCCTTTAATGTAGGCCCTCCTAGCGCAATACCAACAGTTTTATCCCACTGGGTTTCATAAGGTTGCACCTGAGGCAATCCTCTTCTAATACTTTTATTTATATTATCTCTAATCTTATCTTTGTCTTCGTTGACGCCGCAAATTATCTCTGGAATTGGAAATAATTTATTTACTTCAACTGAAGGAGGTTCCGAATTTACCCCAAATTGAAGACTCATGTATTGAATACCATCCTAACTTCCAGGCCTAATGTATTAGTAGCTACAACATCAACATCTATCCTGATAACATCAGCAGTAGAAACCAAACTATAGCTACCCACTACAGAAGGAGTCGCCGCTGTAGAAGAATCTTTCTCGCTAGCATCAATGGTTATAGGAGTTGAAAGCATATCGTAACCGTCAGTCAAATTATGTAACTGAACTGTAGTGGTACTTCCAGTTCCTACTGTATACACATGCGCTTGAGCAGACTGTAAATTCTTTCCATCTAGTGTAGAGGGTATAGTAACGTGCGTGATACCATTACCCACAGACGGACTAATAGTATCGGCAACACATTTAATAACTAAAGTTCTTTCTGTAAAAGCTGTAATTTTATCAAATAGAATTGACCTTGTAGCTGCAGCAGATGTATCATAAAAAGATATTTTATCCGCAGCCATATCTGCAGAGGTGACAAGACTCAAGTTAGGAATTGTCTCCTGCTTGTCATCATTCAAATTAGTAAAATTTCCATCTGCCTCAGCAAATGTAAGGGGACTTCCCTTTGTTTCTCTTAATGTAATTGTTGCCATTATGCGTCGCTCACGTATCCTGTAGTTACATAATAAGGTTCAAAGTAAGGCATCACCCCATATGGAAAAGTTCTTGGGTCTTTTTCATAGAAGGCTCTTCCATTCGTCATTCTATAGGCCACCCTTCTTGGGGGGTATCTCCTTCTTCCACCTATAGTAAATTTCCTAGCCATTATAATCCACCCAAGATAGCGTAATTAGCCCATACTACAATACCCAGCGGAATTGATATGATCACAGTAATCATTGCGAGGGCAAAGAGGATCTCATTTTTTTCCACGTTTCTTAAACTGGATAGGTCCAGGCATTAACCATGAAAAAATCATGGGAACTAATACTATTAGTATTAAAGCCCATCCTCCCATCTCCACCAAGGAGCCTAATAGACTCCAAAAATTATCTGGCGCACAATCATTCATAAGTTTTTTTCCTGTTTTCCCAATCGGTATCGCTTCTGTCACTACATCTGTTACAAAGGCAGTCGTCGTGGCTCCCAGTATCGGTGCAGCTACACCCCCCGACAAGACAGTCCCCGCAAGAGCACCCGCCCCTGCTCCCATGCTCACGATACCTGCCTTCTTTAAAGTCGTGCATCCTATTAAACCTATCAACGAGAGGGTTAGACAACCTCTGGTGAGCCCCACCATCCGCTTACCCATCCGATTACCGCCAATACTGCAATAACTCCTACAGCAATCCAAAATTTCTTTCGCTTTCCTAATTCTTTCCATTTGTCCATGTTAACTCCCTTAGAATATACTTCGTTTAGTTAGGCATCAATCTACCCAAAGACATAGTCTTTAGGAACAACAAAAGATGAACCACATCCACATTGCCCTTTATCTGGAACGCTGACAATAAAGTTGGGCATAAAGTTTGATATGTCATAGTTAACTACGCCACCGTCTATGAAGGAGGTCGTGGCTTTATCTACCACAAACTTACCGTGATCCAAGTCCCAAGTCATCTCGCCTGGCTCTGGTTCGTGGTTTGGTTCTGTTTTCCATTCAGCTATCAATCCACCACACCCACCACCACGGAGCTCGTACCGTACTATCTCATCTTCCTTCTTCTCAAGGATGGAGTTCATTTGATTTATAGCATCTTGTGTAACTGTAATCAATGCCCCGCACCCCCGCAACCACCGCACATCCCCGAGCCACCTTGTCCTTTAAATACATCGGAGAATATAAAAGTTGGGCTCATGCCGGAGATATCGTAGTCTATCGTTGCTCCATCCATAAACTGATATGCAACAGGGTCGATTACAAGATAAGGTGTTATTTCTGTATCGCGCTCTAATCTTTGATCTACAAAGGTTAGGTTATGTGCCATACCAGAACACCCAGTTCCATGCACGAATGGCCTAACTGCTGCCATACTATTTTCTATACACATAGATTCAATTTTATTTCTTGCCGATTCTGTTACAGTTATTGCCATCTAACTATTTTTTCTTTGTAGCCCTGGAAACTTTCCTGCGCCCAGCGGCAGACATTTTTTTACCAGACTGCTTGCCGCGCTTCATGCCAAGTTTTTCGTCAAGACGCGCATTATAACCTTGTTTCTTTTTTACTGCCATTTTTAGCTCCTTTATAGCTCTTTGTTTAGTTTCTTAATTCCATCAGACACTTTGGATATAAAGATAAATGGAAATATTCCATGTACCAAAGCAGTCAAGGATAAAAGAAACAACTTCAAAGCAAGCATCGTTGCAAAACGTAGATGTCTTGCCCATGATAAATTTATATCCTTTAAATGTTTCACTCTACTACCCTCGCGACGACCGGCTTTCCTTCTTTGTTCAGCTTCAGCTCTACGGTACGCTTCTCGCAAGTGAATCTCGTCTTGCCGGAGGCCGTATCCTTCCAACCATTTCTTTTTAATGTCCGTTTCATACTCAAACATCCAGACATTCCCATCTCAACCCATGCACCAGAATCATTCTCATAGTGTCCCATCCACTCCTTTAAGTTGTCATTCATATATAATAATAAAACAAACATTACTTCCATTAGTGCGCCGCTCCATTGCTGAATTTAATTTGTGCAACCTTATCCTTTAGTATCTCTACTTTAGATTCCAGGGCCTCTATTCTCTGACGGTAGAAGTCAAGAGTAAGCGCCTGTTGTCTATCGAATGGAGCATTACCATCCTCAATATTCTTTAGTAGCTTTTCAAACTCACCAGATAAATGTTCGATAAGCATGAACTGTTCAGCGTCCGCTGGCAGGGAACCTAGCTCGCCTCTTGGCCACTTTTCCGAGAAAATGGAGTTCTTGGTGACATCAGCAGACATGAGTATCTGGTTAGTTTCTACGACATTAAGTCTTTCAAGTATTCCAAAGTAACCCCATGCTCCTACACAAACTGTACCTATTAAACCTATAAGGTTTCTTATAGGCATTCCAACGCTAGTC